GATCAAGACAATTCGCATAAATTTCCAAGGCTTCACGATACAAAGCCCGAGCAATCATCAGCGCATCGGCATCCGGCTTGTATCGCATGGCAGCGTGAGGAGATTGTTCCTCGACGGAGATCCAGCGCATAACGTCCAGCTTCTCCCCGAATTGCCACTCCCAGGCATCCATATAGAGCGCGGCGCTGATGTGATATCCGTAATTATTGATCGTGCGCGAGAAGTCGTCACGGCCTGCTTTCTGGCACTTCTTCAGGTCGATTGGCATACCCGCATCAGTCAGCTTGTCATACCGAACCTTGACCGGAACGCCTGTGATCGGATCAACCGTGAAAAGACTCAGCTCGTAACGACCTGGCGCCTCGATCAGTTGCCGGCAGTGACGATTGCGCAGAACGCCTTTCTGCATCCCAAGAACATTCTCGTATTCCGCCGAAGTCAGCACGCGCTCTTTCGGGTGATCCTTGCACGCGGCCTTGTACAGCGCCGACGTACGAGCATCGCATTCAACCACCTTGTATTCAGTATCCCAGCGATCCGACTCAAGGATGCGACAGTGAATCGCGCTTCCGATCTCCTTAGCCCGAGTCGCATTGAACGGGTTCGGGTAGCGGAAGTGCGCAGGGCTTACTAGGATGCGTTTTAGGCCCGTGCTGCTGACTGGTGCTGATGCGTGGTAGTCCTCGTTGCTCAAGTATTCGTGAAGGCCGTTTGCGAAGGCTGGGCGCTGTGGTTTTACTGGGTTATCGATGATAGACGAGATCCAGTCTTCCTGTACTTCTGAATTCATTTAGCTCGCTCCTTAAGCATTGCGTCGGCGCATGAGTAGGCTGCTGCGGATACAAGAAATTCAGGATCGACAAGATGCTCTTTAGCCATTACGCCGTATCGTGTCAGAAGATCGTCATTAGCAAACATACCTGCCATCGCCTTAGCTGCAAAGTAATCGCGCAGTGTCATTCCTGATTGTGCGTTACGTTTTGCAGATCCCTCAAGCGGGAATGCTGCGCCACCTGTGTATTCGCTCATTTAGACATCCTCCATTTTTTGACAAGGTTCATATATTTTTTCTTCTTGGCGGCTGTGATGCGATGCCCAAACTTATCAGCCTCGCCGATGATTGCTGTCCAGAGTTCGTCGCGGTAGGTCATTGTGGTGCGTCCGGAAGTGGATGCCAGTGAGTTGGCAGCATAGATGCGTCAAAGTCAGCCTCAAGTTCTCCGTACTCGCTGCTGGTTATTGGGTGGAAATCAAGATCTTCTTTCGAGTAGATCGTTGGTTCAACCCATCGCCCCTTGGCTGGATCGCCATACAGCCATCCGGAACCTATAACGCATACCCCGTCACCAGGAAAACGATCTTCTACGCTAATCCATCCACTCATGCCGCAACCCTCAACTTAGCCTGATAAACCGCAGCCTTACGCGCCTTCTTAGCCTTCCGAAACGCCTTCAACTTGTCAATCGCCCGCTGCCGATGATCGTCCGAGACTGGTCCGTATACAGAGCCGTCAAGGTTGTAGCGGAATGGCGTTGATGCCAGTGCGCGATGGTAGTTCGGACTCGCAAGCCACGAGTTCATGGCGGCTCGCTGGATTGCCAGGGGGATACACAAGACGCCAGCACGTCGCAGCTTAGCCAGTTGCAGTGTCGTTCCAATTGCCAGTGGCTTAGGCTGGTACCGGTTGAACAGTTTCGGGAATGCGGCTTGTAGGGCAAGAATGCCGGCGTTTACTTTCTCTTTGTGGTTCATGATGGTCATTTTGTCATCCTCCAATATTTCATCATCTTTAGACAGCGGTTACGCTTAGCCTTCTTTGTTTTTGTGCTGAGCTTTGCGTAATCTCCAGCCATAGCTGACCATATGTTTTCGCGGTACATCATGACTTGCGCACCTTGCCGCCACAATGGTCGCACCAGAACTTACCGAGCTTTTTGAATGGCGCCTTTTTGTGCACGCTTCCACAGTTTGCGCATGGTTTAAATTTCATTTCAACCCCCTCCTATTCGTGTTCCATCACTCTAGCCGCACACTTAATCGCCGTCAACAAAAAAGGCCGAATCTTTTTAGGATTCGGCCTTATTGTTTTATGCGATCTGGGCTGATGCCAGTGTGGCGACTGAGATTGCTCGTTCCAGGTCTTTCGCAGCAATAGCCCCAGCGATTCGTTTCTGCGCGATCTCAAAATATCCGTCGTCCATCTCAATCCCGATGAATTTCCTGCCAGTGTTTACGCAGGCGACGCCGGTTGTTCCGCTGCCCATGCAGTTGTCGAGGACGGTCATGCCTTCGTTGGTGTAGGTGCGGATCAGGTATTCCATTAGGGCTACGGGCTTTTGGGTTGGGTGCCCACCTTTCACGCGAACTTGGGGAATATCGATAACACTAGTTGGGAAGCGGCGCCCGTCGCTCACAGTTGAGTTATCTGTCTGAGCGCCATAGCTTTCAGTTGCATGCTTTCTGCTTATTGCATACGGGGTACTTTGAGTGAACTGAGGGTTGTAGGTTGGCTGCTTAGAGTAAAAAACCGCCACGTCTTCATGCCGGCGCAACGGCTGCTTTTTCGAGTTCAGAAACCCCGTCACCTGGGTTTTGTCCCACGCCATGACGTACTTGAACATTCTCAGGTTGCTCATAACGAGCAGTGACGTGAACGGCTGTCCAGCAGTTAGAACGATAGCGCCATTACAGATACGCTTGTACTGAGCCCAAAGCAGATCAAGCGGAATCACGCTATCCCACTTATTCTGCGTAGTCCCATACGGCAAATCACAAAGCACCATATCCACCGTGCCGTCCGGAATCCCTTTCATCAGCTCCAGGCAATCACCCTTCATTAAATCCATTCTGCAAATCCGCCGTTCTGGTTTTTGATTCCGGAACGATACGCGGAATTTATTTTTTAGGCAACAAAAAACCCCAAGCCTTTCGACCTGGGGTTAATTGTTTTCCGGAGAACGATTAAGCGGCGGCTTGTTTCCTGATCTCCTTGGGGATTTTCGTCTCCAGCTTGATCATCAGCTTGCGAAGACCGTGAGCAAAGTCATCACGGTACTCCTGAGGAAGATTGTCGAAAAACCAGATGGCATCGTGAAAGAGCGCTCCGTTTTTGCGATCAGCCTTCTTGACGGTAATTCCCTTAAGCTCCGGGTCCGTCAGCTCAAGAGAGGCAGCCTCTTTCGTCAGCTCCTTCCTTTTCTCGGCCACGGCGTCAACCATCTGCCGGACTGTTTCAAATTCCAGAACCTCAAGCTGCATTTTGAATGCCGCCCGAAACATCGACGCGTACTGCTTAACCGCTCTAGGAGCCGGGGCCAATGTCGTCACTCCCAAACCTGGGCGGCCTACCTGACTCGACCAGCCATTCTCTGTGTAGCCAATTTCCAGCCAGGGGTTGAACTTCTCCAGTGAGTCGATCTTTTCTTCCTTGACTAGCTTCATAAAGGCGCCCGCCACATTGTCCAGTTTTTCGCCCTCTTCGGCGATGTTTTGGAGGACCAGTGCTTGCTTGCTTTTTGTAGTAGCCATGATTTTTTGCCTCGTAATAATTTGTCGCTTCCTTTGCAGTAATCCTCAGGACAGGGGGCGCCGCTAGTGGCGTTTGCCCCTGCCTGTCCTTAGGTTAGCCCGAGGTGGCTAGACGTCAAAGATCGATTTGTAATAAAGAAACGCCTCCTTAGCACTTTCTGCGCCGTGACAAATTGCTGCGAATTTCCCCGAAGAGTGCCAATTCTCTAGGAACGTGCGCTGCTCAGGCTTAGTCGTGGCAGACCACTTGCACTGCTTCATCTCGATTGCGCACCCTGGCCCGATGAAGAACAGCAGATCTGACGCACCCTTGAGCAGGCCCATCTTGTAGAGCTGCTGGCGGTACTGAGGCGTCTGGTCCCCCTCGTTTGCGACGTGCACCATCATGGCCGCATGTTCCGGATGGTTGTAGCGGACCCAGGCAACGAAGTCGATTTGCTCTGGCGTCTCGGGCCTGCACTTCGCCGGGTTAACCGTCGGGCGGTACAGGTAGTAGCCGCCCTTCTGCTCGATGCGCTCAATCATTAACTGCAACCCCTTTCTGATCCAGTGTCTCGCCGTTGTTGAACTTGCGCCGACCGATTACATGCTTGCCTTTTTCATTGACGCGATAAGCAATGTGAGTTGGACGACTAAACGCAGCCCGCATACCAAGGATCGCGTCAACAGACCGCATGACGTAAATCTTCGACTGCCAGGTTGTGCAGCGAACGTGCAGCTTGACGAAGTTGTTATACCAGACACGCTTAGCCGTCTGACTGCCGCACGGGGCATAGAACTCAATCGGCCAGCCGTGATCGGGTTTGTCACCTTCCAGAATGTAGCGCACGAGGATGCCGCCGTTCTTTGTCCGGTCGAATTCCCACTTCTCGACGGGCACTAGCTCCTGATCTGTGTATGCCTTGTGTAGTAGCTTCTCGTTAGGGTCAAGCAATTGCTCGCCACACACTCGACAGTCTCGGGCCGTCACGTCGTTATGGGCTCCACACTTGCGGCAGTCCTGCTTGATCCAGAACCAGTCGCAGCGAATGCCCGCGCCAGAGACACCAATGCAGCGGCGGGCCTTGTCCGAGTTCTCTTCGTTGCACTTAGGGCAGTAGATAACCGAGCCTTCGCGCTTAGCTTTCTCGAACTGCGCTTGAGCAAGGATAGGGTTTTCGTACAGAGGCCCCAGCTTATCCATTACGCCGGCATAGTCGAACACCATCGCGTTAGGCTTTCGACTGGCAGCGATCTCGTTAAGGCGCTCCTCTCGACTGATTGAGTTCATGTCTACGCCTGATTCTATGTGCAGGCGTAGTACGCGACCAATTGACTGAATAAGAAGCACCAGCGAGCCTACAGGGCGCAGGTAGACGATGTACTGCCAATAGCTAACGTCGATACCGGTAGACAGCAGAGCAAGGTTGATCGTGAATTTCAATTCCCCTGATCGCGCTCGAGCAAGGATGTCCGAGCGCTCGCCTTCTGGCGTGTCATCAGTCACAATGGCCCACGAACCAGGCGGCAGTGCCTCGGCAATCTCTCGAGCATGCTTGCGTGTCTGCGAGAAGATAAGAACGCCCAAGCCTTCCGACGTACGGTGGACAACCTCAACCATGATGCGCTGGGTCTTGGTCGGATCGCCTTCACGGAAGTGGTCGAGCTGCTCCTCGCTCCAGTCCTGGCCGCTTGTAGGCTGCTCGATACTCGAGAAGTCGTAAGAATCCTCGAGATGTTCAGGCCAGCCAAAGTGAGGCTGAACCAACCAGCCTTCATCTATAAGCGACTCCGTGCTGACTCTGGCAATGCAAGATCCCCAGAAGTCACCTACAATCGATTCAGTACCCCGATACGGCGAACCAGTGAGGCCGAGTATGCGCACCTTCGGATTCAGCTCTTGGAAATGCAGAAGCGTCCGCATCATCATTGTCGCCTCGTCTTCGTGGTCAACCTGGTGCGACTCGTCTACTAGGATCAGGTCGAACGCCGTAGACGCAAACGTAGTCTCGAGCGCTCTAGAGATTGTCCCCTCGGTCGCCGCAACCACGTTATGGTGCGCATTCTTGCTGCCGAGCGATGCGCTGAAGTAGCTCACCCGCAACCCGACAGCCTCAGCAAATGCGCCGTCCTGAAGAATCAACTCCCCCTGACGTGCCAGGATCAATACGCGCCCACCCTTGCTGGCTACGTGGCGAGCTAAGAATGCAGCCAGCGCCGTCTTGCCACCGCCAACGGTCACATCAAGAAAGGCCGGAATAGCGCCATCCTTGGACCTGAAATAGTCAACCGTCTTGCCAAACACCTCTTCCTGATACCCAGGCCTTAGCTTTAGTTCTGTCATACCCGCTCCTTTTTTGAGGCTTCAATGGTTGCATGGGAAATAGTTTTCCGCAATATGTTTTTCATGTCAAAGAATGGTGTAGACTTGGCGCCTCGTGACGAACAATGGCTGGAGAGAATGGAATGCAGTATTTGAAAATCGGGGATGTTGCTGAGCGCTTTGGTGTGTCTGATCGTACTATTTATCGCTGGATCGATAATCGCGGGTTCCCGCAGCCTATCTGGCTTGGCTGCAACAAATGGAGGGTGTCCGAGATTGATGCGTGGGAGCGGTCCCTATGAATGGAGCCGTCGAAGAGGCGCTCCGGAGATTTGAGGGTGCGCAGAGGGAGGTTGCTAGGCTTGGCTTGCTGGATTTCGAGCCAGGGGTTTATGACCAGATCGCGCTAGCCTTGGATGCAGAGCGTGAAGCTGAAGCCTTTTATAAGCAGGAGCTAGCTGAATATGAGGCCAACAAAGAAGAGAACCCGTTACTCAAATGGCTTTCCTACGACTCAGACGAAGCGCTTGATCGGATCGCTAGCCAGCAATGGCTTATCGACCAGATTATTCCGGTTGACGGGTTCGGCGTGATCTATGGGCCTTCCGGATCTTACAAATCGTTCGTGGCGATGGATATGAGCGCTAGCATTGCCGCCGCGCATAAGTGGCACGGCAACGACACTGACAATCCAGGTCACGTTGTATACATCGGTGCTGAGGGTGCTACAGGCCTGCACCTGCGGAAAAAGGCGTGGGAGATTCGCCACGGCAAGAAGCTAAACAATCTTGCGATCCTTGGTGCAGCAGTCACGATCAACAACGCAACCGAATGCCAGATGCTGGTAGAGCTTTGCGAGGTGGCAGCTAAACAACTTGACGAGCCTATCAAGCTTATTGTTGTGGATACCTTGGCGCGCTCGTTTGAAGGTGAAGAGAACTCTGCCTCTGACATGGGCGCATTTGTGCGTGCTTGCGACCGTATCCGTGCAGTGACTGGCGCAACCGTGCTAGTGGTTCACCACAGCGGCAAGGATGCAGACAAAGGGGCTCGTGGGTCATCTGCTCTGCGTGCTGCTTGCGATTTTGAATTCAAGATTGTAAGTCCAGGAAAGAAGGTAACAAAGCTTACCTGCACTAAAGCAAAGGACTCCGATCCGTTTGACGATATGACGTTCAAGCTTAACGTGGTAGAGATCGGTCGAAAAGACCAGAAAGGACGGGAGATGGGAAGTCTGACGCTAACAATGCAGGCCGCTGGAGAGGTTACAATGGTAGACGACCTAACCGGCCACCCACAAACCCTGAACAATCTGATCGCCAATGAGATGTCACGTCGTGGCAATAGCTTCGTGATGAAAGACTTCTTGCGCGACTCGTTCTATCACGCCATTGGCAAGCAGGATCGCAAGGCTTTTTCAAGGGCTATGGACAAGCTTGTAGAAGACGAATGGGTTGTTATGGACGCTTCCGGAAAGATCGAAAGATCGGAAGTATTCTAAATGATAACCTTTTCAGAAAACGGGACATGCGGGACATTGGTTTCCGCAAAACAGGCAAAAGCCATGTCCCGGCTACAGGCCACGGTTTATAAGGGTTTCAGCCTAAAAGAGACATTGGTAGCAACCTATCAATGTCCCGCTCATTTTGCACGATTGTACCGGGACATGTCTCGGGCATTTTGCACGTCCCGGCTACAAGCCTTTATCTATAAGGCTTACAAAAACGCCACGTCCCGCCACGTCCCGGCAAATGTCCCGCAAACCCTTAAACGGGACATTGCGCCCCCTTATCTATAAGGGGCGCTGATGTCCCGGTGGGCCGCTAATCTGTAAACTTTTCTCCTGAATAAAGCTTGACGCCAACCCAGCAGCACCGTAAATTGTTTTCACATTCAGAGCATTCGGCAGGGGAAGGAAATGAATACCAGCAGAATCAAGAAGGCGGCAAAGACATTCGCCATGACTCTAGGATTTATTGGCATCTGCATTGCGATCACCGGATGCATCGGTGTAGTGATTATCAGTTCTCTGAATTACCTAAGGTCTATAGGGTTTGGGGTTTTTGAGTCCGTGATGATTTCAGGTGGTGGATACTCATTGCTTATTGCCTTATTTGCCGCTTTTCTGGCTTATCGCCAAAGCAAGTAAGTGTTTTCCAGAGAACAGTTAAATTGAGAGTTTGGAGGGGTGAATGAAATATCCATTAGATGTAGAGTCGGTAGGCGAGGATACGTATATCGTCATGAGTCGCGGCCATCA